TAAATGCAAAACCGTTGAAACAGAAATCTTCTCTTCCTTTAATGTATCCAAGTCTAACTTTCATATAACTTGAATTGCCATGCCAACACCTATCCCAATCAACTTCTTTTCCTTTGTAGAAAGTTTCGATATGCTCTTTACCTTGTGAAAATTCTATATTAGCTCTTTTCATAAAGTTACTAAATGGATTTTCAGTTGTGAGTAAATTTAAGAGATTTCGACCTTCAGTTTCATCTTCTGTTCCATGAAGACGTCTTGAAAAATGAAACAGTAATATTTCATTAGGATAATTTTTAACATTTTGCCCTATGAAATCATCTAATCTTTCTATATAGTTGTCGTCAATTGCCGTTACATCTCCTATTCTGTCTAATTTATTCATCAAATCTTCTTCGGAAATATTAAATAAATTGCAAATTGATTGTGTCATACTATTTTTTGAACGAGTATCAATAAACATATAATTCACCTCTTATATTTAGTTTTGAGTTAACTCTTGGTACACATTATAGCATATTGATTATTTGATTTTCAATGGAAATATATTCAAACCCCTAACGGTATAACATCATCAATCGTCAAATCTCTTTTCGGCTTTGTAATGCCGTTGTATTGTCTATGACATTCCCATAAGTCGAGCAAGAGTCCAAAGGGCATCAGCCACACCTCATCTTGCGAAAGATTTAAATGTGCAAGTCCGTAATAAAGAAGTCGGGTAAACAGTTCATCATCTGTTACCCGACTTTCGCGTTTTTTGAGTCAGACTCGCTTTCAATATTTCTCTTTGTACCCTTGTGCATTGAGTCCATAATTGCATTCTTGTATTCTGCAAGGTCAAACGGTGAGGTTAAAAGCTCAACCTCGTCCTCAAAAAGCAAAGGCCTTTTGCTGTTCGGATTTTTCAGATTGTAAATCATAACGCTTTGATTTGCAAGCAAGGTGATAAGCCAGATGATTTCATCAAGTGCCATTTCAAAATTTTCACTTTTCATAAGCCTGTCACCGAGGTTTTCAAGTCCGCCGTATCTTTTGGCAATTTCCTTTGTTGCCCTTGTTGTGAGAATAAGCTCATAATCGTTTTCACCAATTTTAATAATACTTCCTCTGTCAGTCATAACGCACCTCCGTATTTATTCAGCATAGGTCGGCTCATACACTTGAGTGTACCAACCGCTGATTGTATCGCTTGCAACCCCTGTATCGTCCTCTGAAATTTCAGCTTTCCATGGGTGCTTGCCGAGCTTGTCAGCCTTGTTTCTGCGAATAACCGTACCCTCGATTGACGGAGTGGAAAACTCGATGCTTTCTCCCTTTGTGGTAAGGTTGGTTGCGGGAATGCCAAACTTCACTCTGTAAAGCCAGAAGTAACGATACTTGCCGTTCGCTTTCTTTGCACGAAAACCGATTGCAACGGGCGGTGCTCCGTCCTCAGATGCGGAAACCAACACCTTGTTTTTGTCGATTGTCGCACCGGTCAAATCCTCTGCAACGGCTGTTCCGATGTTGTCAATACCGAGTGTGAGCGTACCGCTCTGAAATTCCTTTACAACCTCTGACGCACCGTCATCGGCATAAAGTGTTGCCTCGGCAAGCTCTACCGAAAGTTCCGCACTCATCGCCTTTGCAAGCGGAACAGGTGTATCGTAGGTTTCGTTTCCGTCAGAGTCCTCCGTGATTTTTGCGTAATACAGCTTATCAAGTCCAATTGTTGCCATAATCTATCTCCTCCAGTTCATAAGTTTTTAATGCGTCAATAGCATAGTGATGATAGCCCGTGTCGCTCTCATAACCGATATACAGTCTGTCGGTAATTGAAATATCACTCTGAAAAAGAGCGGTCACAAGCTTGTATTTAAGTGCAGAGTAATTACCCTTTGAAAATATAGAAATTCTCACTTCCTGTCTGTCAAAGGTCGGCATATTGTCGCAGTGCATATCAAAACCATCCGAAAGCGGTGTGAGAACAATGTATTCGTCAGGTGCTTTGCCTGAAAAAACACCTGTTTCAACCTTGATGTTCAATCCCTCTGCAATACTCTTGATTTCAGCAAGCAAACTCATATGCTTCTTACCTCCTCATCAAGCGTGTTAATCATAACTGTCATACACTCCTTGCGTGACGCTGATTTTGCGGGTTTCATAAACGGCTTTGGTGGCTGACCGCTTTTGCCGTATTCAATTATGCTCGCAATTTTTGCATTGCGCTCACCATTTGTTCTCGGCTCTGAAAAGCCTATCTTGATATTCAAATTGCCGTTCTTGTCCGATAAAACAGGGGACACGCCGAGCGAGTGTTCAAGCTCACCCGTGGAGCGTGACTGCGTTTTTGTGTCCTTACCGATGACATTTCTGAGATTTGTCCTCACCTTTTTAAGAACAACCTCAGCACCGGCATTGAGTACCCTTTCACACACTTCATCTGTTTTGTCACCTAGTCTTGAAATCTTGAGTAAAAACTCCTCCGGCATTTTCATTGTGCATCTAGCCACTTGCTTCAACCTCCTTTGCGAGAATTTCAAGATACATTCCTCTGCCTTTTACATTCTCAACAGAGGTGATTTCAAACCGCTTTCCGTCACGAAGGATGAGCATATCGGTTGTAACCTCAATGTGCGGAATACACCTTAGGCGAAACAGGTCAGTCGCAACGGAAAATGTCGCCATATTTGCCCACCGTTCACTGCCGTGTCTGGCCTCACGATATGCTCTCACTCTTGCAACCGTTTTCAGCCTTTCATTTTTAAAGCCCTCATCATCGGTTTCAATCACCTTTTTCATAATTTCAACAGGTGTGTTCATCTTTCCACAACTCATATCTACACCTTCCAGTTCCTGTCAAGCCTTAAAAGCAAATTGACCGTGTTCCACACCTGCGCCGATGCATTTGTGCTGTCAGCAAAGAATCCCCCCGTTGAGCCATCTCTGCTTTCGTAGAAATGGCTCGCAAGCATAATAACTGCCTGCTCGGTAGTTGCAGGCATTGCGTGTGTGGAGTAGTAACCCTCATCAATGTGTTGATAGCTTTCGGCATAGGAAACCGATGCAGTGATGTACTGCTCAAGAAGTGCATCGTCCTCAGAATGTTCAAGTATGAGATTCTGCTTTACTTTTTCTAAAAGCCTGTCAGTCATAAAAGCACTCCTTAACCGCCTGTAGAAACTGTACCCTTCATTTTGAGAATCTTAACTGCCTCCGGAACAATAAGTCTTGCATCAACTCTTTTTGTCGTAAGGAAACCTACCTGTCCGTTTGCTGCATATAACTCATTGAGTCGTCTAAAGGTAACACCCTGTCTGTCACCAATCCAGTAGTAGGAAAGGTCACCGAATGCAATCGGCTTTGTACCCGATGCAGCATTTGCGATTGATGAAGATGTGTAAACAGGCTTACCGAGAAGTGTGTCGGTTTCACCATCCTTAATAGATGGTTGCCATAAATACTGACCGTTGCTGTCCTTGAGCTTTCTGATAATATTTACAGTGCTGTCATTTAAAAGCCATACACCATTCTTACGGTACGGTGCTTTAAGGCTGTAATAGAGGTCGATAATCTCATCAGCCGTAACATTAACAGTTGAGCCGGCCGTTACACCGACTTCGCCACCCTCAGTATCATTGAAAATACCATAAGGCTTTGAGCTGCCGTCACCGATAACAAAGGCTTCCTCTTCAGCTTCACCGATTCGTCTTGCAAACTCCTGATTAAAGTAGCTTTCAAGGTCGAATGCAGAGTCGTTTAAAAGCTCTTCAGATACCTTGATTAAAGCACACAGCTTATGCGCACCGATTGTTTTCTGACCGAATGATGTATCGCTGTCGGTGATTGCAGCGTTCTCCTCAGTCCACATTGCCTTACCTCTTGTGGCAACAACAGGGATTTTGTGTGCGTTTGACGCTGTTGTAAATGTATGTGCAAGCTGACGAATTACAAGCTCTTCATCAAGTGCCTGAACAAGTGTGTTTTCAAAGGTTTCCGGTACAAGAAAACCGCCCTCGCTGTCAACACCCTCACTGAGAATGTTTCTGACCTCCTGCGTTGAGCGGTTTCTCATCTGATTCCAGAATGCTTTGTTGTACTTTTCAGAAGCTGTGCCTGTTTTACTCTCACGATTGACGTTATCGGGTTTTGAAACAAGCGGTGTGCTTGTCGGGAGATTTAACTCTCTTTCAAGGTCGTCTGCTCTTTGCTGACGCTCAATCTCGTGACCGAGGTCAACAATATCCTTTTCCATCTTTTCATAAGCTGCGGTATCTTCCGCCGAAAGAATACCGGTTTCGTTTCTGTGGGAATCAAGAAATGCTTTTGCCTGTTCCCAAATTTTTGCTCGTTTCTCACGAAGTTCGTTAATTTTAGCCATAGTAAAATTCCTCCTTAAGGTTTTAATAAATTAAGTCTTTTTTCAAGGTCTGTGATGTCTGTTCCTGTGTTAGCACCGGCATTTGCTAAATAGTGTGATTTAAGTTTATTTTGAAGAGCCACACTCACTGCTCTGCGTGAAAACAGGATAGAATCCGATGCTTTGTTTTTCTCCTTTTCATCTTCATTAATTTTCTTGTCGGGTTCTATAATGCTGTCTGCAAATCCGAGTTCAACGGCTTTCTTTGCATTCATCCATGTTTCTTCCTCCATAAGACGGGCAAGCTTTGCTCTGCTCATTCCTGTTTTGATTTCATAAGCATTTATAATGCTCTCCTTGACCTCCTCAAGCATTTCAATAGCCTTCTGCATTTCGTTGTGGTCACCCATTGCAACCGTAGCCAGATTATGAATCATAAGCATTGAAACAGGGGACATCATCACATTATTTCCAGCCATAGCAATTACAGATGCAGCACTTGCGGCAATACCGTCAATCTTAACGGTTACATTGCCTTTGTAATCCATCAGCATATTGTAAATCTGAGCCGCAGCCACACAATCACCGCCCGGAGAGTTAATCCAAACTGTAATATTACCCGAGCAGCTGTTTAACTCGCTTTTAAAAAGCTGAGGAGTGATATTATCATCAAACCAGCTTTCTTCCGCTATTGTTCCGTTAAGAGTCAAAATTCTCTCTGTCGGATTACTTTCCGTCAGGTTCGTCCATTTCCAGAATTTCTTCATTTTCTTCCTCCTTGTTATTGATATTTGCAAATGCTCCTGCGTTGTTAAGAGGGAGCATATTTCCGTTTACAAGATATAAATCGCCACCTTTTTCCGTTGGAATACGGTCGAGATTTTCAAGTTCTCGTATATCGTTTGCCGACATCCATCCGTTCTGCCTTGCCGTAGCATAGCCACTCATTCTGCTTGCATAGTCACCACGCAGAAGTCCATCCACATTAAACTTCACAAAGTACGAACTTTTTTCGTTTCTTGAAAGCAAGGAGCGGGAAATCGACTGCTCCCAACGCACTATCCACGGCTCAAGTGTGTACTTCACAAATTCAAGTGACTGCTGTTCAATATTAGAAAAGCTCGATTTTTCAAGGTCACCCACCATATGCGGAGGCACTCTGAAAATTCGAGCTATCTCATCTATCTGAAATTTTCTGGTTTCAAGGAACTGCGCCTCGTTCGGTGAAATTGAAATCGGTGTGTACTTTAGTCCCTCCTCAAGCACGGCAACTCTATGACTGTTGCCACTTCCTGCAAAGGCGGCATTCCACGAATCACGAACCTTTGACGGGTCTTTAAGCGTACCCGGATGTTCAAGCACACCGCTGGGTGACGCACCGTTTGCATAGAACTTACTACCGTATTCCTCGGCGGCAATGGCAAGACCGATTGCGTTCTTTGCCATTGCAATAGGCGAGTATCCGACAAGTCCGTCAAATCCAAGTCCGGCAATATGCAAAACCTCATACGGTGAAAGCCTTACCGTTGCACCTTTCATTGTTCTTGCGTCATCGGAGCTTGTGTTGTACTGATAGTAAAGATTACCGTTTTTATCTCTGTCAACTGCCATTCTGTTCGGCATAAGAGGATAGAGGGCAACAACATCGCCCTTGCCATTTCTTATGATTTGTGCATAGGCATTGCCCCACAAAAGCAGATGAGTCATCAAGGTTTCTCTAAAAGCAAATGAAGTCATTTCGGGATTAGGCTCATCGTGCAAAAGAAAATACAACGGATGTTCAAGCGCCTTTTCTTTGCTCCCGTCAGAATTGTATCTGTAAAGGTGGAGAGGAAGTCCTGCAACCGCCTCGGATAAAATTCTGACGCAGGCATATACTGCCGTCATTTGCATTGCACTTCTCTCGGTCACGCATTTGCCGGCACTGCTCTGACCGTAGAAAAATCGGTAACTGCTGCCCGATGTACTGTTTTTCGGCTTATCTCGTGAACGAAACAAACCGCTTAAAATACCCATAAAACCACCACTCTTTCGTAAAATGGGCAAAAGAAAAACACCTCTTTTGAGATGCTTTGAAAAATATATTTACTTTTTATGCTCATATATATCTGCATAAAAATTGACTGATGTCATATAAACAACAATCCTCTGTCATCATAAACCGATGCACAGTTATTGTTTCCACAGCGAATTGCTCTGTCAAGTGCCATAATTGTAGCAATCGCACCGTCAATTTTCTCCGTGGATTTTTCTTTGTCTGCCTTTATGTTGCCGGCAGGGTCTGTTCTGACAAAGATATTGTCCATATTCCATCGAAGTACAGGGTGACCACCGTGTGCAATTCTCTGTTCAAGTGTCAGCTTCATAAGTTCCTTTGTCGGAGGTGACATATCCTTAAATCCCTGTCCGAATGGAACAACAGTAAAGCCCATACCCTCAAGATTCTGCACCATCTGAACCGCACCCCAACGGTCAAAAGCAATCTCACGAATATTGAATCTTTCACCAAGACTCTCGATAAATTTCTCAATGTAGCCGTAGTGAATAACATTGCCCTCGGTAGTCTGCAAGTATCCTTGCCGTTCCCACACATCATACGGCACACGGTCACGCTTAACACGCAAATCAAGTGTGTCCTCGGGTATCCAGAAATACGGAATAATAACATATTTATCCTCTTCATCAAGCGGAGGAAATACAAGCACAAATGCAGTAATATCCGTTGTACTTGAAAGGTCAAGACCACCGTAGCACACTCGTCCACGAAGGTCATCTTCATTGACTGCAAAGGCACACTTATCCCATTTATCCATAGGCATCCAACGGACTGCCTGTTTTACCCACTGATTTAGTCTTAGCTGTCGGAATGAGTTTTCTTCACCCGGATTTTGCTTTGCTGATTCGCAAGCGGTTTTAACTTTATCCATTCCGATAGTTTCACCCAGAGATGGATTGCATTTTTTCCAGACCTTCGGACTTGTCCAGTCCTCTGTATCATCAGCGCCGTAAATTACCGGATAGAATGTAGGGTCAATTTTTCGCCCGTCAATAATATCCTGTGCCTTTTGATGAACCTCGTAGCAGATTGAATGTGTATCTGTGCCGGCAGTTGTGATCAGAAAAAAGAGCGGCTGCATTCTCGCATCACCGCTACCCTTTGTAAGGACATCATAAAGTTTTCTGTTCGGCTGACTGTGCAGCTCATCAAACACAACACCGTGAACATTAAAGCCGTGCTTGCTGTATGCCTCGGCGGATAGCACCTGATAAAAGCTGTTTGTAGGTTCGTAAATCAGCCTTTTCTGTGATGCAAGTATCTTTACTCTTTTGTTCAGAGCCGGACACATTCGCACCATATCGGCGGCAACATCAAAAACGATTGACGCCTGTTGTCTGTCAGCAGCCGCACCGTAAACCTCGGCTCGCTGTTCACCGTCACCGCAGGTGAGCAGAAGTGCAACAGCCGCAGCTAATTCAGACTTGCCGTTCTTTTTCGGAATCTCAATATATGCAGTGTTGAACTGCCTATATCCGTTAGGCTTTAAAATGCCGAAAAGGTCACGAATAATCTGCTCCTGCCAGTCCATAAGCTCAAACCGTTTACCCGCCCAAGTGCCTTTGGTGTGGCACAGACTTTCGATAAAGGCAACGGCAAAGTCAGCGTATTCCTTATCGTAATAGCTGTCCTTTGCTTTAAATTTTGTCGGCTTATAATTTTTAAGTTTTCTCAAAATCTCACCTCCTCACGGCATAAGAAAAGGCACCACATATGTGATGCCTTTTGTGCGTTGATGTTTAGTTTGAAGAATCTATCTCTTTCAAAATATTTTGGGACACAGCACAAACTTGTGAAAAAATCAAGTTTATGCACTGAAAAGTGATGGCAACCATCATCTTATTATTGTTGCTTTAATGTTTTTTCGTTTTCATATACTTCATAAAAGAATATTATGCTTTCTTGTATGTAATCAGACAATTTATTTTGTTTATCCAATTCAATAAGTTTTTCTACATATTTTTTGTCATCGATTGATGTCTTTTGCAAAGTATGATTTGGTGTGTTTAAAATAAATGTAAGATTTTTATTAAAAGATTCACCTTTGTTATATTTAGACTTATTAATGTACAGTGTTCTTATGATTTCTATTGTGCTTAATGTAACGGGATCTTCGTAATTTATTAATTTGTCAATACTAATTCTATCAATATCATAATTATGTAAATTTTTCTCTAATAGATCTACTTCTTTTTTTAATCTTTCAATTGTTAATGTGAAACCTGTCAACAAGTGAGATAATCGATAACTGAATTGTTCCCATATTATTGCATTAACTTTTTTAGCACTTGTACTATCAAATATATCAGTACAATTTACTTTACAAAAAAATCCTGCCTCTGATTTGTTTCCATTAATATCATAATGGTAAGTTTTTATAAAGCTAATATTTCTTATATCAAGGCTATCTTTAGGAGATTTACAAATTCTAACATTATAAGAAATAGCATTCCAAAAATGGAATACTACATATCTAAAACCGTCGGGAGCATCATATTGGAAAAGTATGTTCGTTCCAATATTTGATAATTTAGCAATGTTAGAATAGTAACTATCTTTTATAATTATTTTTACTAATTCATCTTGATTTTTTCCTAGAATATAATTCACTATATCATTGAATTCTTTTTGAAAACTTTCAATACCATTGATATAACAATACCATTCATAAGCTATTTTTGCAACACTATGTAAAGCATAAAAGCCAATAAAATCATCAGATTTAATAGTCTTTTGCTCTTTTATTGTTCCTACATCGACAGTTTCAATATTACTTGCGATTTTATTTAGTTTACCTTTCTCTGAAAATAAGACTTTATCTCCGTTATCATTAAAACCAGATACAACTTTTTTAGGATTAAACAAAGATTCTCTGTCACTAAGTTTTACATCATATAATTTTTTGCCATTTATTTCTAAGTCAGCTTTGTATTGAATTGCTTTTCCACTACGAGTACTAAGTCCCAGTTTGTTTCTAAAAAAGGCTAAATCTGATACAAATCTTTTTTCATAATTATCATTAGTAAAAGCATTATGTCTTTTGCACACAAAAGATTTAGTTAATTTAGCACCAGTAATAGCATAAGTGATAATATCAGATGTTGTTAAGTTATTGTCGGCATTACAGTATATACATCTCATTGCATATCTCCATTTCAATATCAGTTATTTTATAACAATTCTATCAAATATTAAGATATGTTTCAATATTTAATTAAATGGAAAATTTAAATGCAAATTTTGTGAATTGTCTTGAGTATCTTCTCCTGCTCTTTCTCATCAACACCAATGCTTTCGAGGGCCTCTCGTGTGCCACAGTCGGGGCAGATAACGGTTAAATTGTCTGCCCTTGAAACTGCACCGTGTCCGGAATAAACCCCGCCACAACGGGGACAGGTGCGTAACTGAACAAGGTTATCGGTCATTTTCGTACAGCTCCTTTGACTTGTGATAGGCATTGAGAAGTATCTGCTTGTCAAAGTAAAAGGTATCGTAACCTTCAAGGCAGGTGTTGAGGTAGAAAAGGCTTGGTACAGCGATTTGCCTTTCCTCGTGCATAATGTAGGCGAAGGCGGTAACCGTTCTGCGATTGCCTGTTCTGACGCCCTTGTATTGCACCTTGATATCCTTCTTGTAGTAGAAGGTCGGATATCCCTCATAGCGGTCAAGTGCTTTTTCATCGGTCTTATCGACCTCCCAAATTACCACAGGCACAATGGCGTTTTCTTTTTTCTCAATGGTAAGGTACGAACCCGACTTGCTCCCTTTGAAAAGCAACTCCCAGCCTTTCAGCTTTGCCGTACCGAGAATTTTTGCGTTCGGACATCTCGTTTTCATCTGCCTTACATTCAGGTTACTTCCGTAGGCTATGTATAACCTTTTCATAAAATCAATCCTTTCCGAAGATATGTTCTTCTACCACCTTAAGACCGCCAAAGCGGTCAGTGGGGCATTTAACCTAATCACTTCAAGCAACTCTGCCGTTCCTAAAAGCCGTGTCGCCCGAAAGTCTGCTTGTGAACACATCTCTCGCTGTCTTGAACTCGTCACCGATAAAGCCAAGTCGCAAAAGCCAAGTTCTCATTGCGTATTTTGGATTTTCTGTTTGCTGAGGTTTTGCACTTGCCGACTTAACTTCCTTTGCCATTTGGCTGAGTGCCAAACAAAGCTGAATGTAGCTTTTAAGCTGTCCTGCGTGAAGTCCGTTCTGTTTGCCGTTTGCAGGCCTGTCAAATTGGAAAAGTCTGAATTCAACCGTTCCCTTTGTAAAGGTTGCGTGTAGATTTAACATATGGTATCTACTTCCATTGTAATGGTGACTTCTGCCGTAGTTTTCATCGTGGCTCTTGTACCATACATCGGCAAGTTGTGACATCGTTTCAGGCTTAGTTCTGTTGACCTGTTCCAAAAAGCGTGGATCTACCGTTTTGCAGTATCTTCTTATTCTCACCTCGTCAAGGTTTAAGGCGTCAATCAAAAGCTGTTCGTGGCTTGCCATAATGTTTGCAAGGTTTCTGAGTGTCTTTGCCGTGTGGCCTTTTGCACCGATGTGAATGTGTACTCCGCAACCTCTTGTTGAGTCGCTCTTTGCACCCGCTTTTCTTAATATCCTTACAAGCTCCTGCAAGGTTTCAATGTCTGAATAGTTTAAAATTGGTGTGACCATTTCGCATTTCTCACTGTCAATTCCTGCAATGCTAACATCTTTTTGGAATTTCCACTCTCTGCCTTGCTCGTCCCAAGCCGAGTATGTGCAGTAGCCGTTGCGGTCTGCTGTGTTTTTGTATCGACCTGTTCCGAAAAATTGTGAGGCAAGCTTTGCAGCCTTGCTCCTTGAAATACTGTTCATTTCAATCTCAACACCGATTGTCTGCTTTTTCATTTCCTCAATCTGTCTTGCTGTCTTTGTATTCATAATGTCCTCCGTTGCTTTAGGCTTTTCTTTGCCTTTTGGTGACTGTATATTACCGTCATTACGGAGTAATAGCAATACGATTACTACACAAAGATACACTCGATATATTGTGTATTTATGAGATGAATATTCTATATATAGAAATGACGAGTATGAAAAATCTCACTGACAATCTTATCATCAGTGAGATATGTATTTATTTTTCATTATCACAGATAGTTTTTGCCGTGTGCAGTTTGCGTACTTTGTCAATTCCATAAATTACACTAAGACCGCTTCCGTTATCCCAGTTAACAAGCAGACTGCCTGTATCATCAATACTTTTTACAGTACCTTTTGTACCTAGGGGTGGTGCTTGAAAGTCATCCATGCTTACAAGCTCAACTCTTGTGCCGACAGGATATTCTTTTCTTAATTTTTCAACCGTTTCTTTGTTTGGAAATTTCATAAATATTATCTCCTTGATTTAGTAATATATATATCACTCTGAAAGGGTGAAAAATCAAGATACGAAAATCGAGAACAATTAGGAGATATTTTCTTCTTCTTGTGTAGAATTGACAATGCGTGAAAGTACAAAAACAACACAGGGGAGAGCTACACCGTTGCCCCACATTTTGTATT